GTAGCAAGGTAAGAAAATATGCTATTCTGAAATATCCAGCAAAGTACCAGAATGACGCCAAGATGGCAGAGATCAAAGACAGGATAAGTATGTGATGGAATTGCTAGTTCAAAGTGCTATAACCTTACTCCTACTGGGATTTAATATATGCGCAGTAGGTCTAGTGGTATTTGTTTGCATACTCTGCTACAAGTCTATTAGAGACTGTATAGAAGGGAAAGGATAATATGCTAGAAATAACTACAGCTCTACTGTACTGTTGCTTGTGCGCAGCAGTTGTATGCGTTACCGCAGGTCTCGCATGCCTCACGTATGTGTACGTGAGAGACATGCTTAAAGATCATAAGCGTATCAACAACCTTTAACTAACTAAGGAAAGACCCTAAAATGACTATCCCTAAGAAGTACACTAGTGTTACCCGTATTGGTGTTACCGCTAAATTCGAAGTCTACCCTACCTGTAAGGGGCACGTGGACCTTGCAGTCTTCCATTTCCCAAGCATTCGATCCTTCGTTGCTTGGGTGAATGACCATAACAGCAACATCGCTTACGTTGTGGTTAAGGATCCTAAGAAGACTTCGGCTGATCTTTACACGGAGTGTTGGTCCCGAACGTTCATCTCGCCCCATATCAAGCGAGGTTGTACGTGCCACGTGACCGTCAGGCTTGACTGTGGAGCTGTTGGACAGCTTACGTTCTATAAAGAGTAAGTAATGAATTACTCTGGACTCAACCTGTGCGACACCGCTAACGGACCTGGGGTCCGCGTATCCCTGTTCGTTAGCGGATGCTCCTTGCATTGCAAGGAGTGTTTCAACCAAGAGGCGTGGGATAAGAATTACGGAATGCCTTTTGATTCCTACGCCCTCACAAAGGTTCTAGAAGCCTTAAAGGAGCCCTGTATCGAGGGCTTAAGCATCCTTGGGGGTGACCCTATGGAAGAGTACAATCGACGCGATGTGGGGCTTGTATGCGCCTCTGCGAAGGCCATGTATCCCGACAAGGATATCTGGCTATGGACAGGTAGGAAATACTGTCAGATCAGGTACTTCTCACACATCTTGGATTACGTAGATGTGCTCATCTGTAATCCGTTTATCGAACATCTTAAATATAAAGGAAAATACTATGGAAGTTCAAACCAAAGAGCTTATCGGAAATCTCCAGATGGAACTTGGAATTTGGTTCAAGAAGACTCACCAGAATGTTTCTGTTAAGGGGCATCTGAAACAGCTGTACCTTACGTGCATCATTGAGGAGTTCAATGAACTCGTTCAAGAGAAGTGTGGTACCCCTAACGACATGAAGGAGCTCTGTGATCTTATCTGGGTGTGCGTGCAGTACGCCAATGCTTGTGGGTATGATCTTGAAGCAGGCATGAATGAACTGCTTAAGGAGTATTCCAGTAAGTTCTACGATGCACATGGTAACTACAATCCTACCTTCCGATCGGATGGTAAACTCCTGAAGGGTTCAGGCTTCAAGAAGGCAGATTTCAACAAGTTCTTCGAGGATAAGCATGAAGATCAGTGATATCTCTGTTGAGTACATGGATCACATGGGCAGTGATTGCACTGTTGTGAATGCCGCTCGTGTCTCCTTTAACAAGGAGATCAATGTTATGAGCTTCAATGATGTAAAGCTCCTGCAGTACCTTGCCAAGCACAGGCACTGGTCCCCGTTTGCTCATACGAGCATTCAGTTCAGATGCAAGGCGCCTATCTTCCTTGCTCGACAGCTTGTTAAGCATCAGGTTGGTGGTGTGTGGAATGAGGTATCGCGTAGATACGTAGACTCTGCACCTGAGTTCTACATCCCGAAGGTTGTGCATAATTATCCTCAGAACGCTAAACAGGGTTGTGGTGAAGAACACTTCTTCTCTGAGTATTTCGTAGGCGAAATTCTCGCAGTGACGAAAGACGCAGATGCTGAATACAATCGGCTCATTGCAGAAGGTATCGCTCCTGAAGAAGCTCGTATGGTTCTTCCTCTGAACACCATGACCGAATGGATTTGGACTGGGTCTCTGATGTTCTGGTACCGAGTGTGGAGTCTTAGGCATGATCCTCATGCGCAGTCTGCCGCACGAGAGTTCGCTGATCTTCTGTACAAGGCTATTCCTGATGACTTTCAGGTAAGCATGCAGAGTTTGGTTGATTATTATGGAGATGCGTGATGCGTAAGAAGATTCATAAGTTTCCTAGTAAAGTTCTTAAGCAATTGCTCTACAAGGATACGGTTATTGCTGATGGGTACTACCTTCAGTACATTATGAATGAGAAGATTGATGATGAAACCTCTGGGGAGAAACGCTGGTACTACCTGTTCAAAGATGTGCAAGAAGACAAGTTCTACCTTGCAACGTATTTTGAACACGATGATATCTCTGGGTTCTTCCCCTTTGATGGGAAGGGCATGATTGAATGTCGTAATGTAAGTATTATTGGTATTTTAAAGGGTTGAGGTTTTTATGGAAGAAAACTACATCGTGCTTAATAAGTGGGAAATTGACGCTCTTATTGGTAATTCAGGATGTGTAGCGGTGAATGACAAGCAGTATTATAGAGATGAGATTAAAATTCTCAGTGCTTCGGGCCTTACCCGCGACTGCGCTTGTGTATTCTTTGATGCAACTGCAGATGAGCCCATCTACTACATCGTTTACTACATGTATGACGCGTACAATGATGAGAATATCATCAGAGCGCCTGTGTGGAATTCGAAGCCCGAGAGTTGCTTTATTTACTACAAGATCCGTAAGGCGAACTCTCGTCAGATTACGGAATACTATTAAAGGATTGACTATGCTTTATAAAGATGTGCCTTATGAAGGTGAAGAAGATTACTACGGCGATGAGCCGTATGACGAGGTGTATGATGAGGTGTACAGTAATGATCCGTATGTTACCTCTGATGAACTCAACAAGAGCCTGAATGCGTATTCCAAGACTGCAAAGTCTTTCGATCTTCTGGACATTGCTCCTGCAATCCCGTTTGTTCTTGGTAACATCATCAAGTACACGCTTAGGGCACCGTATAAGGGTCAGAAGGAGTCTGATATGGCTAAGGCTAAGGACTACTACTTTACCATGGTTGACAACTACGAGGTTTACACGGCGTGTCAGATTTGGTATAATGAACACCTTGATGCCATGCGACTCATCCGAAAGCTCTATGGTGACGAGCTGTTCGCTGACGTTGATTCTGCAGACTGTACATTGAGTGCTTTCTGTGACCATGTGCTAGCGCTTTAATCTTAAAACATAAGGAGAACTGATGACGGAATGTCCTGATTATACCGATGAAGAACTTGAGAAAGAAGCTCAATACGAACGTAGGTTCTACCAAGAAGGCTTGGCTAGAGCGTACCAACAGATGAAGGAGGCCGTCGATAACGGTAGGCTTCCTGATGTAGGGGTTGGTAAGAAGATCATCAATAGGTCTTTTGCTACGTTGGTTGAGGATCTTACGGAAGCAGCTAAGCCCTGTCGAGGTGTGGGTGCAAAGTACAGCGCTCATATCCGTAAGCTAGGTATTGAAGCATCCATGATGATTGGTTTGAGAATCATCCTTTCCAACGGCAGTTCTCCTGAACCGCGACACAGAACTGTTCAGTGTATCTTGGGACGTATTGGTATGGCTATTGAGACGGAGTTGCTCGCTCGTAAATTCGAGGAGATCAATCCGTACTACAATGCTCGTATCGCTTCTCAGGTTAAGGAACAGTGCGTACATGACGTGCGTACCATCAGAGCCAAGTACCTCACTGGTTATAAGGATCTTAGTATTAACTATGAACCTTGGACTGAACAGGAGAGACTTGGTACTGCAAAGGTAGTGATGCAAACTATCTGGAAAGCGGGTCTCTTCACGATCACAAACGGTAGTCGTCGTGCTCCTTCTCTGGTTGAACTCTCTGATGAAGTGAAGATGTTCATCCAGAACAACTACGACCACATCCATCCAGTGATCCAGTTCCCTGTGATGCTCATCAAGCCCCTTCCGTGGAGGGGGATGTACAATGGTGGGTATATTATCCCTGAACTGAGGAACCACTGTCCGATGATGAAGCTCCACGCTATGCCTAGGGACCTCCGTAAATGGGTAACAGAGCGCGTAGGAGGCGTCGAGGACGCTCAGGTAAGGGAAGGTATGACCAAGGCTCAGGAAGTCCCGTATCGCGTTAATACGCGCGTCCTAGAGGTTGCTAGGAAGGCGTTCGCCTCCCCCAAGGGATTGCTTGGGCTTCCTCCTCATGGTCCCCAGCCCCAGCCTCCGTTCCCTTTCCCTGAAGGATGGGATAAGGACTCCGCTACAAAGGATGAACTTGAGTTGTTCACGAAGTGGAAGCTCGAAATGAAGAGCTGGTACACGTATGAGAACACTCGATTGGGTAAGAAGAGTGGATTGAATGGTAGGCTCAGGTACCTGAATGAGCTCAAGGATGAGCCGAGGTGGTACTGTCCTGCGTTCATTGATTGGCGTGGTAGGGTGTACTTCAGAAGCACGATCAACCCCCAGAGTGCTGACGTAATCAAGGGGTGTATTGACTTCGCAGAGGGCAAAGAGTTAGGTACAGAAGGACTGTACTGGCTGAAGGTTCATGTAGCCAACTGCTGTGGGTACGACAAGAAGAACTTTGATCTTCGAGTCCAGTGGGTAGACGAACATTGGGAGGAAATTAAAGCATTCCTTCACGACCCGTTGAATGTCGATCCTCCAGAGAAGGACACTGCCTTCACGCTCCTGCAAGCAGGATGGGACTTAGAGAGCGCTCTAGCGCTTCCTGACCCAACCAAGCATATCTCCCATACCCCAGTGGCTATGGACGCCACCTGTAGCGGTCTACAGCACTACAGCGCTATGCTGAGGGACGAGGTAGGCGGGTACTACACGAACCTCGTCAAGAGTGATTCTGATGAGAAGCACGACATCTACAAGGCTGTTGCTGAGAAGGCTATGGAATTCCTTCCTGAAGTTACCGATGATGCGTTCATCATCAAGTGGTGGAAGGACAGGGGGATCCCTAGGTCTATGGCTAAGCGCCCTGTGATGACATACGTATACAGCGCTACACTCAGAAGCTGTATTGATTACGTAACGGAGGAGCTAGTTGATGAGGGTGTTGAGATCCCTAGTGGTTATAGCTACATCAGTCTTAGCACCCCTATCGGCAAGGCTCTTAGAAAAGCTGTTGAAGCTACTGTTCCTAAAGCCAAAGAAGGTATGGATGCTCTTAAGGAGCTAGTTAAGTCCCAAGACGATGCGATTAGATGGATAACTCCAGTAGGTGTTCCTGTTGTTAACTACAAGGACAACTACCACATGAAGCTAGTGCGTCTTAGCTGTATGGGTTTGACGAATATCTCTTATGGCTTTAGCGGTGCAGAGTACAATCGTATGAAAGCTATCAACGGTATTAGTCCGAACTTCATTCATTCGATGGATAGTTCACATTTGATTAAGGTGGTTAATGCTTTTAACGGTCGTATCCTTTGTATCCATGATAGCTTTGGTACTCACGCTTGTGATGTACCTGTTCTTCGAACTGAACTGCTCAGACAATTTGTGGATCTGTACGCACATTACGATGCCAAGGACCATTTCGTATTGTCTGCAGAGAATCGAACAGAGGTACAACTCCCTCCTCATGGGACATTGTCTCTAGAGGAGGTACTGGAATCGGAGTTCGCATTCTGCTAGGTTCGCATTCTGCTAGTATCCTAATGTTACTATGTAGGGTCTAATAAAGAACTTTTATAGTACGTATAGGTGTAATATACTAATGTATATAATATGTACTCTAGTATGTACATACATTACGTACTATATTAGTTCTTTATATAATACACTCTAGTATACTAGAGTATACTATATACTCGTTTGCTACAAGGTTATGAGATGAGTAATAATAAAACTACTGTTAAAACTCTACAAACTACTACTGTTGGTAAAGTAGTATGGCTACCTCTACACGTCAAAGAACTCGATAAGGTTTTTCCTGAAGACACTAGTAATGACAAGTACGGTGTGATGTGCTATCGTAATGGGCAACGCTCAGTCATTAAGTACATCGAGCAACAGGTAAAGAAGATGCTCAAGGAGGATACTAATGGTATCCCTCGATGAGTATCACTATGAGGTACCAAACATCAATATCTTGCGTAATGTGATTGAAGCACACGCTGAAGACTACCCGATGTACCAAGGTGATAAGGTACCTTGGAGTCAGTGGTTGACTCTTTCTGCTGTGTGTGCTTCTAATCATATTCTTGTAGGTACTGATGATGAAGGTAAGCAAGCGTTTGCGATCTTCGACATAGGCTATGATCCTCATGTTGTTGGTTCTGTCTTGACTATGCAGATGACTGTAAGCAACAGTCCTAAAGCTATGTCTGCGATTACAAAGCGCTTGCTAAGAATTGCGTATGACTGCGGTTGCTCGTACATCTGGATGTCTAGAAGGACAGGTGCATACAGCTACTCAGGTACGTTTCATAAACTTAGAGAAAAATCTAATGGGATTTTTTAAAGACTTGATTACCTTTGGTGGGTACAGCCAGTCTAAGGCTACGGCTAAGGCGGCTCAGGATCAGGCTAGACAGCAGGAAGAGCTGTATAACCAACAGCTCAAGGAGCAGCAGGAAGCCGCTATCCTCAAGGGTGACGAAATGGCAGAAGCCGTTGCTACTATCAACACTGGTGGCGGGGGTTCTTATGCGGATGATCCGTTCGCTAAGAGAAAGAAGCGTTTTAATTTCGGATCTAGTGATTCGTTGGGGATTATTTAATGGGAAAGGTTAAGAAGTGGTTTGGCGGTGGCGGTGATAATGGTGCCGCTGAAGCTGAACGTCGTATGCGTGAACAGCAGGAACGCGATCGTATCGAGCGTGAGAACAGACTCATGCTTGAAGGTTCTACTGGTGCGGATACTGCTGAGTCGTCTGGTAATGTGCAGACGGGCTATGCTATCTACGATGGTAGTGGTGGTGTTCGTCGTAAGAAGCGAGGTGGTGATAATGTCAGTTCTTCCCTTGGCATTGGTTAACGACGGTTGGGACGGTTAGTTAATGATCGACAAGACGCATCAAACCCTGTTTGAGGAGTACAGGGATCTCAGACTCCTCAATAAGTTCGAACAGTACAGTAAGTGGACTGTAGCTTCTGTGTTCCCTCACAGTATGAAGATTGACGATCTTCAGGGTAATGATGTGATTGAACGTGACTTCCAGTCCATGGGTGCTGTGTTGGTTAATAACCTCACGGCTAAGCTGTGCAAGCTCCTGTTCCCTGTTGGGCTTTCTTTCTTTAAGCTCAAGGATACGAAGGAGCTTAAACAGTTCTTGGGTTCTCTTGGTGAAAGGAAGAGAACTCTTACCGAGATCGAGAACACATGCTCGGAACGTATTCTGATGAATGCAGGATACGCACAGTTGCATCAGTTGATTAAGACTCTGATTGTGACTGGTAATGCTTTGGTTGTACGCAAGGATAGCAAACTCGTTGTGTACACTCCGAGAAACTACAGTCTCTTGAGAGACGCGGACGGTACTGTGCTTGACATGGTACTGTGTGAACAGATTAGCTATGATAGAGTTCCAGTCGACATTAAAGCATTTATCAATGCTCAGGGTAAAGAACCCAGAGACACTGTCGATTTGTATACACGAGTCAGAAGGATTAAAGAAGATGGAAGGTACAGAGTCAGTCAACAAATTGAAGGACACCAAGTTGGAGACGAAGTCATCTTCGCTCAAAATCTGTGTCCTTACATTCCTGTTGCTTGGAGTATTGTTAATGGCGATTCTTACGGACATGGACTCGTCGAAGACCTCGCAGGAGATTTCGCCAAGCTATCATGTCTCTCCGAAGCCCTCGCCAAATACGAGATCGACGCATGTAGAGTAGTGAATCTCGTCAAGAGTGGTAGTGGTGGTGACATCGACGCTCTTGCTGAAGCAGAGATTGGTGAATGGGTTCAGGCTGATCCTGATGCAGTCGGTAAGACTGACGCAGGTGATGCGAACATGATTAAGAATCTTCTGGTGGATCTTGAACAGATTATCGGCAGACTCAGTATTGCGTTTATGTACACGAGTAATGTTCGTGATGCAGAACGAGTCACGGCTGAAGAGATCAAACAGAAGGTTGCTGAAGCCGATCAGGCACTGGGTGGTGTTTACTCCCAGTTGTCTGAAGCTCTGCACAAGCCCATCGCGTATCTGCTCTTGGCAGAAGAAGACATTAAGATCGAAGCCGCTATCAAGGCGAACAAGATCAAGTTCGAGATCCTTACTGGTACCGCTGCTCTTGGCAGAGGGAATGACACTGAAAGACTTCTGAATAGTATTCAGATTCTCGGTGTTATCATCCCTGCGATGTCCCAGCTCAGTAAGCGATTCAACACCGAAGGCGTCATCGACATGATTCTGACGAACAACGGTGTTACGCTCGATAAGGTTATGAAGTCTGACGAACAGCTTGAGCAGGAAGCTCAGGAAGCTCAGGCTCAAATGCAGGCAATGCAACAACAGGCTACTGCCCTTGACGCCTCTCAGGCGGCAGGTGGTATGCTTCAAGGTTTTTAAGGAAATTAAATGACAGACCCTATGAATCAGAATCCGAATCCGAATCCTGAATCTCAGGTGGCAGGTACTCCTGACACCCCTCAGAACGCCCCTAATAGCGCGCCTACGGCGCCGACGACGCCTCCGAGTATGTACACTCCAACGAGGGCTACGGACGCGTCTACGGCTCAGGATACGCGTCCTACGGCGGACGCAGACTGGGGTGGCCTCTCTTCTGGTGACGCAGTCCTTGACGGTGCCATCAAGGCGTTTACTGCCTCTGCAGGTATGAGTCCGCAGGACTTCATGCAGATTGTCGGTAATGCTGTGGACTACAACGATCCTGAACTGATTGACAAGACGTTGCTTAGTTCCAAGTACGCAGGTACCGAGGGAACGATTAAGGAGTTGGTTAATGCTCTGATCACACAGGCTAACAATGCGGACAACATGATTCGCAATACTGCGTATCAGATTGCAGGTGGTAAGGAATCGTGGGATCAGGCAGTTGCTATCTTCAACGCCAACGCTCCTGCGTATCTCAAGGAGACGGTGAAGACGATGATTGACAATGGTAAGATTAAGGAAGGTGCACAGATGCTCATGAACAGCGTTGGCTCTTATGGGCAGGGTGCATCGTCCATGCCTCAGATGGGTGGCGGTATGGCTCCCCAGAAGGGGCTGAGCTTCGACGAACTCAAGGTTGAGTTGGGTAAGCTCGTACAGGAGGCAGGTGGTGCCTCTCTCGAATCTGGTACGTATGGTAGACGTTATCAGGATCTTATGAAACGCCGTGCTATCGGTAGACAGCAGGGTATCTAATTAAACAGGGAGCCAAGTGCTCCCTTATTTTTTTTTAATTAAGGAAACTAAAGAATGGCTAATACTCAGTGGCAGCCGTATTATTCCCGAAATCATTGGTCGGGTCAGGACGCCGATACCGATCAGCATCTCGAAATGTATCTTGGCGAAGTCGAATCCAGATTCGAGTACAATGCTGTGATGCGTGGCTTCACGAACGAACGTTCTGTTGCTAACGAAACGAATACGTATCGCATTGACCGAATCGGTTCGTCCAAGGTCATGGGCCGTAAGGCAGGTGAAACCCTGACGGCACAGCGAGTCACGAACGAGAAGATGATTCTCTCTGTTGACACGGTGCTGTATATCCGTGAAGTCTTTGACTGGCAGGACCAGTGGACGGCTCCTGATCGTCTCATGGAAATTGCTCGTAACAACGGCTATGAATTTGCTGAAATGTATGACAACGCTCATATCATCCAGCTCATCAAGGCTCGTAAGGTTACGGTGCCTGAGCACCTCAAGCCGTCCATCAATGACGGTATTGAGATGTCGGGTGAGTTCAAGGCTGATGCTAAGACGCAGGCTGAACTTGAAGCTAATGCTATCGCTATTAACCTTGCTCATAAGAAGGGTGTTGATTACCTCATCAAGAACAAGGTTCCGCTTGCTGACATGGTTACGATTGTCAAGCCTGAGATCTATTCTGCTCTGCTTGAGCATCCGAAGCTCATCAACGTTCAGTTCGATAACGTGAATGGTGGTGACTACTCTGGTCGTCGTATGGTTCGACTCAATGGCATTCCTGTTATTGAAGTTCTTGAATGGCCGACGGACACGAATGCTCATCCGCTTGGTGATGCTTTCAAGTGCGACGCTGAAGACCTTAAGGCGGGTATGATTACGTTCTCCCGCTCCAAGACGCTCGTGACGATCAAGGCTAAGGACTTCACGACGAATCTCTGGCAGGATAATGAGAACTTTGCTCAGGTGCTTGACTGCTACACGATGTACAACGTCGGTATCCGTCGTCCTGATGCCTGTGTCGTCTGCAAGTTCGAAGAACCTGCGGGCGCTTAATCAAGGAGACCAGTATGCCGACTATCATTGACATGAAGGGCGTCTGGTCTGCCGCTAAGAATACTCAGGCCGCGGTTCACGAGGTGAACCGACCTGGGTATCAGGGTGCCCCGAAGGCTGCGACTAAGTCTGCAGCCCGCAAGGCTACTGAACAGCAGACTGCGACTAAGGCTGAATAATTCAGAGGGGAATCCTCTGACACTAAGGGGATTCCCCATGGATTTGTTGGAAGCTGTAAATAATATTCTGCCTTACTTTGGTGAGGCTCCTGTAACTCGTGTGGATAATAAGCATCCCACGGTTACTTTGATTACGAGTACCATTGACACTGTTCGTAAGACCTTGTTGGCAGAGGGTTGGTGGTTTAATACAAGAGTGGTTACCTTGTATCCGTCTAGTGAAGGCGATATGCCTGCTCCAGAGAATGCTATTAGCATTGAATCCGCAGACGGTAAGAACTATGAACTTAGAGGTAGAGCCATCTTTGATTTGGATACTGGCTCCTTCGTGTTCAAAGAAAAGGTTGTTATTAAAGTTCATGAGGACATTAAGTTCGAAGACCTTCCTAGAACTGTAGCTCAGTGGATTACTTGTAGAGCGGCTAGTAAGGCGTACACCATGGACTTTGGTATTGAAGACGTACTGCAGGAGATGCAGTTGAGAGAACAGGAAGCATACAACAAGATGCTTGCTGAACATCTCAGGAAGAGAAAGTATTGCACGTGGAAGAGCCGTGCAGGGATTACGTATCTGGGATCCTTGTTGACCTAAGAGGTAGAGTATGATCGTTGAATTGGCGTATCCGTCTTTGTTGTATGGTGTCTCACAGCAGACGCCTAGAGAGCGACAGAACGGTCAACTCACTGAGCAAGTGAATATGTTGTCTGACCCTGTTACGGGTTTGAGACGCAGACCCGGACTTCTCAAGGCGTTTGAGTTAGAGTCTAATGGGGACATTGACTGGACTAAGGTGTGGTCTCAGTACATGGAAGTTGGTTCCTTGCAGATTAACCTTATCGTTTTTACGAATTCAGGTAAATGGCTTGCGTTAGACAAGCGAATGACGACCTTGTTGTCCAGTGGTCAGACGGATTACTTCAAGGCTAGCAAGGCAGGCTCCCTTAGAGCTACGAACAACACTAGTCTTGGTTGGGTTCTAAATACAGAACAGAAGCCTAAGCCTGTTACGGGCGGTGCTGACTATCTCGATGAGACTAGTGGGTATCTCACTATTAAATCAGGTGCGTTCCTAAAAGAATACTCCTTCAGACTTGAAGGTAAGTACAAGGGAGTACCGTTCTCTCATGAGATCTCGTACACCACTCCTGCAGGTACTGCTTCTGGTGATGCGGCTAAGAGTACGCCTGAAGGTGTAGCTAAGGAGATCTACAACAAGATCCATAGTCTCACGAATATTTACCCGACTAGAGAAGGTGCTAGTGTGTTCATCCGTCTTGGTGACGGTAAGAAGGACGGTGACTGGCTTGGTGTTGTGAACAAGTCAGGTACGACATATGCTACGGCTAGCACTAGAGCTAAGGTACGCAATGTATCCGAGCTCCCTGCTACGCTTCCTAGTGTAGCTGATAATTGGATTTGTAAGGTAGGTACTAGCACTTCTGCTATGCAATACTACGAGTGGGATCATGCCACTCTCTCTTGGAACGAGTGCGGTAAGAGAAGTTCTGTACAGAAGATTCAGAACATGCCTGTTCAGATTTCTCCTAATGAAGAAGGTACTGGCGTTATCATCAAGGCTGTAGACTTCGAGGGTAGAAAGGCAGGTGATGAGGAGAACAATCCTACTCCTGCTTATGTGTATGATGGAATCACGGGTATTGGTACGTTCATGGGTAGATTGGTACTCATGAGTGGTTCTAGAGTGTGTCTCAGTGCAAGTAGATACCCCACTAGGACTATGAGAAGTACCGTTACTGAGATTCTTGATGATGATCCTTTTGAAGTAGCTTCGGGTAGCATCAGTAGTGCTAGCTTTGAACATAGCGTACAGTTCAACAAAGACTTGGTCTTGTTCGCTAGTACACATCAAGCTGTGATTCCCACTGGCAATGTAGCCATTACGTCACAGAACGCTATGCTTGTGATTACGTCTGAAGAGAACGTAGACACGAATGCAAGACCTGCTGTGGTTGGTCAGACGTTGATGTACGCTAGCAAGCCTAGCGGTGATTACTTCGGCGTCGGAGAACTTACTCCGTCGGCTTACACGTCTTCTGTGTACACCCCGCAGTCTCTTACGGATCACATCCCTAAGATGATGCAGGGATCCTGTAGGCACATTGTATGCGCCAGTAACAGTAACGTCGTGTACTTCACTAGCGATAGGGATCCGTACACTGTCTATGTCTGTGAATACTTCTGGAATAATCAGGAACGTACTCTGATCTCTTTCCATGAATGGAAACTTCCGGGTAGAGTCTGCGCTATGCACTATACTGGAGATAAAGTATGTGTAGTGCTTGATGCTGCTGAAGATGGTAACAACTGTCTGATTTGTAGTATTGATACGAAGACTGCGCAGTATCTCACGCAGGATACTGTGGTGTTCCTCGACTGTGCTCAGGATGTGCCCGTAAACGTGTCTAAAACGTCTCAGGCGACGACGAAGACTATCGAGCTACCTCCGCACCTTCAGGGCGCTAAGAACCACGAGAAGCTCGTTCTAGCGTCTCTTACGGCAGGTCTGGTAGGGGAGCCTATCGGTATCTCGTCAATCAATGGAAACACCATCACGATTGACAGTTCGTACAAGACTGACAAGATCATGGTTGGTTGGTGTTATGAGAGCGCCGTTACTCCGAACTCTCCTGTCGTGTACAGCACTAGCTATACAGGCAACAGACGCATGATCTCTGACACAAAGGATACGCTCCAGAGTGCATTGATTACTGTTCAGAGAAGCGGTAACTTCAACGTTACCCTCAGTGATGTGAACACTTCACAAGAGAAGTACAACCGTACTGGTCTTACTTGGAGTGCTAGAGAACTAGACCTTGGTAAGAACAAGATCAGTAAGATCGGAGACATCCTTGTTCCCTGCAGATTGAATGCTCATACAGCAGAAATCAGACTTAGCACTTCAGGTACTAAAGAGATGAACATCTTGTCGTTGGTTTATAACGTAAGACTTCATCAGAATAGAAATAGAAAGCAGTATTAATCTATGGCGTATAGAAATAACAATTACACTGTAACCTTCCAGAGTCCCCTGAACACTACGCATAAAATGACTGCTCAGGGGATGGCTCAGGGCTTCCAGATGGGTGGTCCATGGGGTATGCTTTTCGGTGCCATTGCAGGTACCGTTACTGGGGGTATCGTTGGGAGGTTACAGACTAAAGAGGCATGGAAGACCTTTCAATCCCAGTTGAAAGCGGCGGATGCTCAGAACAAGAGCACACTTCAGGAGCTTGGTAGAAACCTCTCTGAAGTCTCCAGACAGCGAGCAGTCCTTGCTATGGAGACTCAGAGTGCCTTGATGTACAACAAGACTCAGGCTGTGAAGGCTAATGCTGAGGCTAGGAATACGCTAGCGGCAGCTGATCAGGTTGGTAGTGCAGTGGCGTATGCTAAGAGTCAAGTCGCCCTTGAAGCGTCTCAACAGGATTGGATGTCTAGGTTCAACTATGAAACCCAGCAGTGGAATCTGAATGCTCAGGCTCAGAATCTCATCAATACTGCGGATGCTCAGTTCGTTGGGGTTAATGTCAACAGAAAGAAGTTCGATGTATCCGAAGCACTTCAGGATGCAATCAGCGCAGGGGCTAGCATTGCTCAGACCTACGCCTCAAAGGGCGGTGGTGGATCTAGTAAGACTGGCGCACAGAATAGCAACTACATTCAGAAGAGAAGCGACTCTTGGAATGGTAAGACCACGTGGGGCACAGGCTCAAGCGGCTTGACTATGAATGGTAAATCCTATAGTAATCGAATGAAAATGAGTCCACAGGTCTCTAGTATGTTGGGGCTTTAAATGATTGAACAGAAATTTGCAGGTGCAGGTGGTGCCTCGTTCGTTAATCCTTATCATGGGACGAGCGATCAACTGTACACGCCTACGGATTACAGTGACGTAGCTCAGAACTTGGGAAAGCTCTTTAGCACTACGTATAAGCAAATCCAAGACAATGCCTTTAGACAGGGGCAGATTGATCAGTTGGCTAATGCTGTGGATACTGATCGTTGGCTCGGTAAGGATCAGTATCTCAAGGGAGCCAAGTACGCAAAGGCTCAGATTGATCTACAGACCGTCATTGGTAAAGCACAAGACATTGTGAACACAGCCATTGCTAATGGCAAGAGCAGTGAAGAGATGCTGGAAGAGATCAGGAAATCTCAAGAAGGGCTCTTTAATGTTGCTACTGAGCTTAGGGATACGAATCCTTCTGCGGCTGATAATCTGATTAACCAACTTAAGAATGTTCAGGGTGCGGCTGTAAAGAACCATGCTGAGCTGATGGTTGCTAAGACTAATGAGTACCGTATGAACGGTGACTACATGAGCGTTAATTCGTTTCTTAGTAACTCTGCTGAGTCTGCTAGGCTTAGCAATCAGGGGTTTATCCTTGATGAAGAAGCCACGTACAATGGTCTGAAAGCCCAGATCAACGCTCTTGACACCAATGCTACGATCATGGGAGTTGACAAACTTCAGTATCGTAGTCAGATTCTTGGTGGGTCTTTCCAGAACATGCTCACTAATGCCAAGATGGATTCTCCAGAGGCTGTGGGTCTTGTGAACAGTATGACTCGTACCATGGATAGGCTCGTCAAGGATGGGTACATTGATCCTAAGACGAGTCTTGGCATCAAGGTGTTTGCCGAGAATAAGCTCGGGGAGGCTAGACAATACTACATTGCTCAGGCTAGTATTGTAGCTAATAACCCTGAAATGGTGTACACTCCTGAACTGGAACAGCAGTTCAGTGGTATGCTTACCACCATGAAGGCTATGGGTGTTGAACCCATGACGCTAGCTAGTCTCCTGAATGGCTTCAGTACGAAGAAGGCTCAGTTCTTGAAGGCTGATGGTAATGCCAAGGCTTCTGGTATGGCACCTCTTGCAGGAAGCCCCGGTAGTGAGTCTTGGCGTAAGAACCTCGCTAAAGAAGTGCTTACACGGCATCAAGACATTGCAGCACAGACGGGTACTACTGTCAGTCCGCAAGAAGTTTCAAAAGACATCATCACCCAGATGTGTCAGTTCTCTGACTTCAAGGGTAGCCATAAATACATTGAAGGCCTTGCAACGACTCTTACCAACGGTATGAGTGCTTCTGGTGACTTCTTCAGTGACGACGTAGCCCATACTGCTATGGTGCTCAGTCAACTCATTAACTCTAATGATCCCAACATCAGAACGACTGTTAGGGATCATCTTGGTCCGAAGCTCAGTATCTTCTTGGATCAACAGCTTATCCCTGCAATTCAAGCGGCTAGTGCCTCTGCAGGTGATAAGAAGCCTGAAGTCATCAAGGAGATTAACAGCAAGCTCCATGAGGCTTGGAGTAATCTCAACAGTGGTAGTACGTACAAGCTCGGTGATAGTATTACCGAGGACACTAAGATCGCTAATTGGTTGGGTGAAGGTGTAGCTAATAAGTACACGTTCTTTGGCTATGGCTTTGGTGGTCTTGGCTTCAATGATGGGCTTGCTAAGGTGCTCGCTCCTACCATGAAGGCATACACGCCTAACATCACTTCCATGCTTAAGAGCGCAGGTACTACGCTTATGGAAGGTAAGGAGCTTGAGACGCTTCAGGCTGTCGGTGTTATACAGTCTCTGAATGACGACTACACGATGATCTCCCCAAATGGTAATGCGCCTATCTTTGCTATTCTTGGCAGTGATGGTAATACCACTAGAGAGTTCATTCCTGAAGTTCTTAAGAGTACACTTACTGAGCTTGCCAAGAGGAAGAACATTGGTCTTGGTGATGTTACTAGTACGTTCGGTAATAGCGACGTTGCACTGTTCCTGAATCCTGATACTGGTGGACTTGAACAGGTGTTTGAGCCTGCTGACTCTGGTATGCCTGCTAGACACAGGTACACCAACAGGGAAGTGCTTGATCTCTATGATAAGCTCAAAGACGATTACGTTGCTCAGAAGCAGGAGGCCGCTAGTTCTAAGATCGTGTCTGCTGAGGATCTCAGATCTAGGATTACGGAGTTCGAGGATAGTGACTTCTTAGATCCTGAAAGTGTAGAAAACATCAAATCCAGTGGTAACATCATGGATGTTGGCAAGGGTGAGTTCGTGTTCGTTACTGATCCCGATAAACTTCAGAGTCAGTACAAAGAGGTTAGTAATAACTTTGTGAATATCGGTGAGGCTCTTAAGACTGCATGGGATGCTTCCAGAGAGAGCATCGGTGAATCTTATGATAGTCTTGATATTGACTCTCTTGCTAAGGACGCAGAAGATAAGTTCGTTGGTACTTCCAAGACTATTCAGGCTATTGGTGCAGACATCAAGAACTCTGACATCCCTGCTGAGGTTAAGCAGAAGGCTACTGATATTTGGGATTGGATTACTAATCCCGAAAACACAGCTCAAGTGCAAGACTTGCTCTCTGAGGCTAATGAGAACACTGTAGATGCCATTAAGCTCGTTATGAGCAAGGCAGGTGATTACCTCAAGGAGAAGTTCAAAGCTCCTGAGTTGAACCTTGCTATGGATGCCTATAACGCTCTTCAGGGTGCTGAGGATAGCTTGTCCTTCATTGGTCAACATATCTTGAACAGAGTGCGTCATGGGTTCTATGGCCCCAACGGTAAATACTATCCACCTCTGAGCCAGAGAGATGCTGATGTCATTGAGAGATTCATGGCTAATCCAGAGGGTGTAGGCCCTCTGTATGCCAATACCCTTGGCAATATCTATCGTAGATATGCTGTGGATGCTATTGGCTTATTCGAGAATTTGATGGATATTTCGTATAAGAACATTACGCCTGTTAAGGTGAGTAATGGTAAGAACGGCTTTGAAACGTTCTACACCACGGGAGCCATGTCTGGTTCTGTCTTTGGACAGGCTCTTGGCAATATCGTTATGTCCGAGCTTGCCAAGGAAGAAGGTATGCTCCTGAATTGGACTGCTACTAATCCGAAGGTTACTAAAGACCCTGTGATTAGTATTGGTTACAAGAGGGGTTATCCTGCTTGGGATAAGCGCTTTGAAGCCGCTGAGGGTGATGCTATCGCTCTTAGTAGAGTTACGTGTGAGTTCGCTACTTGGTACTTCAATAACATTCCGACCAAGTTCTCTAAGGCTACGGGTACGGATTGGGAAAGGGCTACGACTAACCCTATGCTGTTGCCTGTGATCGTTGCGACTACCGACTACTCTTGGCATGCAGGACGCAATGCCAATGGGTACTATGAAGCTCTTGAGCTTGTGAAGCAGAATAAACTTGATGCGGCTATGGATCGACTCAAGGCGTCTGCCCCGTACAAGCAGAGTGGTTTCGGTAGAAAGATGAAACTTGAACATGGTCTCAGGGCGTACTACAAGTTCTGGCACGAGACTGAACACTAAATAAGGATAAAGGATGTTCCCACAAAAATACTCAACGGCAGTCCCCGATATTGACTTCGGAGTGGGGACTCCTGAATCTACTGGGGAATGGCAGGGCGTTACGTCCTCGTATTCCCCCGCTAATTACTCCAAGCCTGAACATAGCATTGATATGTGGCAGGCTTTCAAATACTCGTGGCTGTATGACAGCATGAGTACCGCTCTGTACAATAGAGCAACTAAACCTAATCGTCTTGATCAGGCATACGTAGATAGTGGTGCTAACACCAAGTTCATGGAAGAGATGAAGACTACCTACGGTAGCAAGCTCAACGAAGCCATGCTTGATGAGATCAAGAACACTAGATCCAAGGAAGACGAGGATCATACTAGAGCAACTATTCAACATAAGCTCATGGCTGAAAAGGCATGGCATGACCATCCAGTGATTGCTCTTGGTGCGCAGTTCGTAGCTCCTGAGAACGCCGCTCTGCTCGCTCTTGGTCCCGTAAGTGCCGCTATGAAGGGTACTAGTGCCGCTGTTAAGTTCGCCAAGTGGGTTGAGAAGGGTATGACGCCTGTAGCTAGGAAGGCTCTGTATGCCTCGTACTGGGGTGGTGCAGGTGCCGCTCAGGCTATCCCCGGAGTTGCTTGGAACTATGATAATCCGAATGCAATCCTCCTCTCCGCTAGCATCGGCGGTCTCCTTGGTGTAGGTATGTCTGCAGGTATGTCCGCTAGTAAGGTCTTTGCAGATGCTCCTAAACGCGCATACAAGGCCTCTACGGGCTCCACAACCCCTCTCAAGGGGGTACCTACTAGGAAGGCTTACGGAGGCTCTCTATCGCTCTCTGATGACCTTAGAGTGGCATCTGATGGGGATAGGCTCGATGAACAACTCCTTGGTGCTGCGCAGTTCGGACATGCAGCAGACAGTGGTTCTGCGGCGGCTATGCAGGATGCCCTGCAGGCTGAGCTGAGCATTAAGCTCAAGAAGTTTGAAGACCTCTGTATCGAGAAGGGTCTTGCTAACGATGGTTTCTTTGAGCATCTTAAGCAGGCTGTTGGTATGGAGTCTGCCAATACTAGAATTCCTCTTAGAGATAGAGAGCAGGCACAGGCTGAAGCTATTGCGTTCCTAGGCAATACCTATCACTATAATAGGGCTGTGAATGAACGTAAGATGCACATTGAAGCTCTCACTGAGAAGATCAGCATGCTAAAGCAGGAGTTGAAGATCAATGAAACTACCGTAACTGATGGTAGTCCTGTGTCCCTTCGTGATGAATACAATCGTTTGCTTGATGCAAAGTACAAAGCCGAGATGGATGTCTATAACAAGGCTGTAGCCGATGCTAAGAACACTGGTGCAGATACCAGTAAGCTCGTTAAACCTGAGCCTCCTGTGAAGCACTCTCTCACGCTTGGTGCTGTCAAGGTCATGGAAAAGCCTAACATTGACTCTCTTAGTTCTACCGCTAGGAAATGGGTGGAGGCTTACAGGGAGTCTGGGCTTGCTACTGAGTTGGGTAATATGGTTAATCGTCTCGGTAAGGATATCAGAGAAGTTGCCGTTGACGAAAACTACTTCCATACTAGGTTCTCTCTTGATAGAATTGATGAAGTAGCCAATGATCTCCGAGAAGAGGAGTACAACAGGGCTATGACTATGGTTGAAGCTCTTGAGCAGAGTAGACCCAAGAGATTGAAGTACATTCAGAATCAGGAAACTAAGCTCAAAAACAAGATCACAAGGCTTGAACAGATTAGAGCTAATGTAGGTAGCAATCATCCTGTAGTTGAGACGATGGAAGCTGAAATTGAACAGCTTCGAAAGGACATCGAAGTCCTCTTCGCGGAATTCCAGAGACGAGACGAGTTCGTTACTAATGTTCGGAACAAGTGGGCAGATTCGTCTAACGGTCATTGGATGCAGCGGGGCTATCGACGTGTCTTCACTATGCTCGGTGAGCAGATGGCTGATGACATCAAAGCTCTTACTAAGGAAGAAGTAGACGCTACTAAGATCGGTGCATTCCTGATGTCCAAGTACATCACTAAGATTGGTCATGACGATCTCAAGCAAGCCATTAGATCTACAGGTATTGAGAACGAACAGAGACTCGCTGAACTTATCCTTGAGGTTGGTGGTGATTTGGACATTCCAAAGGAAGCGCTTGAGGCTTTGAATCTCAAATCTCTTGTTGCACAGGCTACTGAACTTAAGTCAGTTAGTAATGCAAAGATCATTGGTGAAGCCAGTGCATTCAAACAGCGTTACATGTGGGATTACAGCACTCCGAGTAAGAGTACGGGCATTCCTCTAAAAGCTCTTCTCGGTGGTGACTTCATGAACACCGTGAATAGAAACATTCAGGAAGAGACTGGACGTATTGCTCTTAGTCATGTTCATATGAAGGACAATACGGGTGAGACGTTCTACCTCAACAATGGTTTGAATATCAGTAGAGCGCAGGACATCATCAGAGACAGGCTCAAGAATCAAGGGTACTCTGATCGTGCATCAGAAGAAGTTGCTACTCAGACCTTCGATGCTCTGTTGGGTAGAGCTACTGGTGAAACCCTCGGTCCTGTCATGCAGGTGCTTACGCAGGTAGCTATGGCTTCACAGCTCAAGAACTCTGGTATCTATCAGAGTGTTGAGGCTATTGCCAATACTGCTCATGAGTACGGTGTGCGTATGTGCGTAAAGCATATGATTCCCGCTTTGAAGATGGGTCTTGGTACGTCTAAGGTTACCAAACTGGATGGTAAGAAACTTGCCAATATCCTTGCTAAGATGGGTGCCATGGACTCTCGTATTCGTCCTGACGTTGCTGTGTTGCCTGACGACATGTCGGATGTCACTAAGAGTGCCGTAGGTAGAGGCATCATGAACTGTGCGCAGTATCAACGATGGATTAACCTGCAGGCTCCTATTCAACAGTGGCAGACTAATATGTGCGCAGGTATTGTTGACGAGCTTTTGGAAGATGCTCTTAAGGCTAAGGACATCTCTAAACTTGGTGAACTAGCTGAGAGCTACTCCAAAGAGGAGTGGAAAGTCATGCTCGGTCAGTATGAAAAGCATGGTATGAACGTCAATGATTGGGACTACGAGATTGCTCATACTGTTCTTAAGAACAGCTTCTCCGCTATCAGTATGGTAGCTCTTAGAGCAAGACGAGGTGATAGGCCTCGCTTCTTGAACACTGCTTGGGGTAAGGTGTGCTTTGCATATCAGTCCTTTGCATGGAAGGCAAACAATGCGCTTACCCGTAGATACGCGAATACTAGAGGTATCGGTAGTGCCGCAGGGCTTGTCGTTAGACAGCTTCCGTTGTCTGTTCTAGCCGCTATCAGTATTCAGGCTATGGACGGTAAGGATCCATTCAAGGACCCAGCTGCTCTTGTTGGTAAGGCAGTGAATGCTACGTCTGGGCTTGGTCTTATGACGTATATTGGTTCCTTCGCTAGTCAGGACATTGGTGGTACGGCCCCTGCATTGGGCTTCTTGAATACTACTAAGAGAGACCTCATCAACACCGCCACTGGTGATCCTATTGGGTTGGCACAGCACTTCCCGCTAATCAGTGCGTTCTTACCGTTTAGAATTGGTATTGGCGCTATTAAAGGTATTTCAGAATAATCATGGGTACTGTATCCTCTGAATCTCCGAAGGTACAGTATTCTGTTCAGAGAGAACAATCTGACGGTTCCTTGAACCGTATCTCTGTCAGAGTACCGTACTTTAGTAAAGATGACATTCATGTGTACGTGGATGACGTTGAGATCAATTCGTCTGCTACTGAGCAGAGTACGTACACTTGGCGATGGGACGGTGACTACATTGCCATTACTCCGAACGTAGCTTCAGGTTCTGAAGTCCTCGTTCGTAGAATCACACCGATTAATGAAGCCATTCATATCTTTGATGGTCGATCTGAATTCAATGATCAGAGTATGGATGAGAACTTCCAACAGCTCATCTACATTGCTCAGGAATACTCTGAAGGCTCTGGCATTAAGGATGTGTTCTCCGACATTAACATGCACGGATACAAGATCCGTAATGTTGGTTGGGCTACTGACGATGATGACGTTGTTACCTACGGACAGTACAAGAAGGACGCTGAAGGCGCTAAGGTAGCAATGCAAAGAGCAGAGACTGCCGCTACTAAGGCAGAACAGCATGAGCAGAACACTCAGGCTATTGCCAATCAGGCACAGACTGACATCACTGCGTCTAAGGAATCTGCTATTAAGGAGATTACCAACCGTATTGCTCCTGAAGTAGATAAGGCTAGGGTTCATGCTGTGACTGCCCAGTCTGCTGCTGGTACTGCTGTCAGTGCAAGTAATAGGTCTGAGACTATTCTTCAACATGTGCAGATGCTTGAGGATGAGGCTGAACTTCATGCAGGTACTGCTGAAGCGGCTAAGGATGAGTCTCTTCGCATCAAGGACGAACTCAAGAGTGGCCTTGATCTTCAAGAACAGATTGCTCCTGCCGTAAAGGTTGTTGCTGACAACATTGAGCATGTTCGTACTGATAGTCTGAACATCAATGACATCAATACCGTAGCCGCTGACCTTGAAGGTACTACCACCAGTTCGTTCTTTGAAGACTACGGTGACCTTAGCAATCCTGGGGGTGGTGGTACTGCAATTACTGGTGGTAACATCAAGACTGTCTCTGACAACATTGAACACGTCAGAACTAATAGTCAGAACATCACTGACATTAAGAAGGTAGCTACAGAGATTGATAGAATCCCTGAGACCATCGAGACTATGAAAGGTCTTAGAGATGAAGCTACTGCTTCTAAGAACACTGCTAAGGACTGGGCTAACAAGCTCGGTAGTACCGTTGATGGTTCTGAATACTCTGCTAAGCACTACGCTAATGAGGCTAAGAAGAACGCTGATAAGACGGACTCTGACCTCACTGCGATTACCAATGCTAAGACTCAGGCTATTAAGGACATCAATGCGTCTAAGGATACTGCTGTTCAAGCCGTCACTGATAAGAGCGACGAGCAGATGGTTCTCATCGAATCTGAGGGTGATACTCAGATTCAGAGAGTTAGAGACGAAGGTACTGCTCAGGTAGGTGCTGTAGAGATCAAGGGTACTCAAGAAATCAATAGAGTACAGGCTGAGGGCGACACTCAGGTCGCGGCTGTACAAGCTGAGACTACCAAGGTTGTTCAACAGGTTACTGCTGAAGGTACCAAACAGACTGGTCTTGTGAGGACTCAGGGTACCACTAGTGCTAATGCCGTAAAGACTCAGGAGACTGCTAGCATCAAAGCTCTGCAGACTGAGGGTCAGAAGTACGTAGACCTTGCTGAAGCTCAGGCTAACAATGCTACTGCTCAGGCAGGCATTGCTACCGACAAGGCTAATGCCGCTAGTACGAGTGCTACGTCTGCTCAGAGCAGTGCTACTAAGGCCACTCAACAGGCTACCTTGGCTACGACAAAGGCACAGGAAGCCTCTGATGACGCTGATACAGCCGCACAGAAGGCTCAGGAAGCGTCCGCTAGTGCGGCTAATGCCTCTGCATCGGCTGAGGCCTCTGAAGCCTCTGCAACGCTTTCTAAGGCCTCTGAGACAGCATCCAAGACTAATGCGGACAACGCCGCTCTTAGTAAGGATGAAGCGACCAAGCAGGCAGAGAGAGCTAAGCAATACGCTGACCAGATGGCTACGGGTCAGGTTCAGGCTGACTGGAATGAGACTGTACCGTCGTCTAAGGCATTCATTCTGAACAAGCCTACGCTCGGTGCCCTTGCGTCTAAGGACAGCATTGCGTATAGCGAGATCACTGGCACGCCTCCTGAGCAAGATCTTAGCGGTCTTGCTACTAAGAATGAGCTTCAGACGGGTCTTGCCAGTAAAGCTAACACTAAGCATACTCATACTGTAGCTGAGATTACCAACCTGAATAGTACGCTCTCTGGGTACGTCACTACTGCTACCCTTACTGCTGAGCTTGCTAAGAAGGCTAATGCAAGTCATACTCATACGACTGCTCAGGTCACGGGTCTTGATACTGCTCTGGCAGGTAAAGCTCCTACGAGTCACACGCATACGTCTGCACAAATCACTGATTTGACGACGAAGCTGAATGCTAAACTTGATGTTGCTACCTTCAATGGTTATATTGATTATGGAGATTTAGGTTCTTAATATGGCTATTAAAGAACGAAAACAAATTACAGGCACTGCCGCCCAGATCAAGGGGTTTGCAGGCCATAACGGTGTTCTAGCCTACGCTACGGATACCAAGCACCTGCATGTTCTCAGTGGTACTGCAGGTACCACTACTGAGCTTGCTAACAGGACTGACATTCCTGACATCACTGGTAAGGCTGATACGACGTATGTGAATGCGGAGCTTGCCAAGAAGCAGACTAAGGGTGACTACGCTACTAATACTGCTCTTACGTCGGGCCTTGCGGGTAAGGCTAATAGCTCCCATACGCACACTAAGAGCCAGATTACGGACTTTCCCCCCATCCCTGATACTAGTACGTTGATTCCTAAGAGTGGCAATAGAGGGTCTATTGGTGGCTATGAGACAGGAGGTACTAACTCAGGGTCTACTGTCATTGACGTTACCTCTCCTGATTCCATGTACATTACTAATCTTGAAGCCGCTGGTACCATCACTGTAAAGTGTTCCACGGCTAATGTTTGCGCTACTAAGGTGCTCAGAATTGTTGGAGATAGCACTGGTCAGATCATGGGAGGAGCGTCTACTACCCTTACTTGGGCAGGTGGTAAGGCTCCTACGATGAAGAACAATATGCTCGTTATCGTTCATTACTCAGGTAAGGGTAATGAAGCTGTGGTTAACGCTATTGCACTGGAGTAACTATGAAAAGATATTTGTACAGAGGTAAAAAGTACAACTCTGAGTACACCCTTAGACAAGCTATTGGTGAACTTGAGCAACTTGCTTTTGGTAAGTTGACTCCTGAGTTCATGAGAGGACACGAGATCACTGAAGAAGAATACAATCCTGAAGATGAATGGACGAACGATCAGTGGGCTGACATGGTTCGTAGAAAGCGAGACTCTCTGATCTCTGGGACGGACTACTACATCTTCCCTGATTACCCCAGTACCCCTGACGGTATTGAAGCTGTGAAGCAATACAGACAGGATCTTAGGGATATTACACTTCAGAGTGGATTCCCTAGGAATGTACAGTGGCCTTCCCTTCCGTCTGTCCTTAGTAGAGATAAGGGTTTGGCTACTGTGGGTCTTGCTAAGGTGGGGGTGTAGTATGCTCAATAAAGAGTTGCTTATGGGCAATACTAGAGAGCTACGGCCTGTAGCACTTACTGTTAAAAAATACAATAAGGGTGCGTATGGATATGCTTACGGTTTTGATAGCAAGCGTTTTGGTACATTAGCGCCTGTACCTTTTTGGGGTGACAACTTAAGACTAGATGCTCTTGCATTCCATTCATACGAAGGCTTTACTAAATGTAAAGCATCTGACAATGAGTCTAGCCATAATATTATGGTTTACATTTCTGGATATCAGGACTCCTCAATTAGAATAGGGGGCGTCATTATGGGAGACATTTTTGAATTCGAGAAAAAAGTCGATCAAACCGTGTATCTAACCTTCGACCCCCCCCCGACGGGTATTTGGATCCAAAGACGCTCGAACCGATCTAAGAAGAGGGTATTATGTAGAAGAAGTTCTTTGGGAGGCTCAAGATGCTGAACAAGGAGCTTCTTATGGCTGTAGATAAAGACTTAGAGCTTGTTTTGTCTATTTATTGGGCACCGGGAAATCACGCGGACGCAAAAGTGGACATTATGCTTTCTTCTGGGATCAGAGTAGAGGTACCGGAGTTGACGGGGAAAGAAATACGGTTCAAGTTCTCTTATATAGACGTAACTGCTGCGATCAACATCGAGTACAATCAATACTTGGCGCACATTACTACCAAAAATTTGGTAGATAGCCCCATTCAAACTATTGCACCCGAAATAACGCACAGGTCTTTATGGATAGAGGACGTTACACAGTCTGCTAGTCTAGTGATAGAGTAATCTTCTACAGTGCCACGAGAGGTGCACTCTAAATTACCTCTCAGAATGCTAGGCTTTTC